CGTGGTTCACCAAGGTCTATTAAGAGTCGCTTTGTGTTCATCTCGTTGTTAGTTAAATGTCAGCCTTGCGTGGACATATTGTTCCAGTAACTATAAAGTAATATTCAACTCTTATAAGTTTCTAGAACGGCACCAATATGAAAGGGAGTTACTTCTTCCCCTTTATACCAGTGTCTCTTAGCAAATTCCATAAAGATTTTACTCTTAATGGTCTTTTGTTCAGAAATATCTACACCTAAGTCTTTCATCTTCATAACATAAGATTCTGCAACTGCTGAATTCTGGATAACAATATCGTCACCAAGTAAGTAGTACTGTTTAAATGGTAAGGAAATGTTTAACTCCTTAGCACATAACTGTATTATTAAATGGTGACATATTGCAAAAACGGCTCATGACGAATAAGCCCCCATTGGTTGCCCAGTATTATATTTTGCTGAGTGACCTTCTGGTGTCTTAAAAGTTGTTGAGACCATTACCCCTTGTCATGCTAGTGCTCTTTCTTGTCCTATAAGTTGACTTAAGAATTCTGTTTGTAATTTTAACGGAAATCTGTCAGTTGCACTTGTAAGATCAAAACAGAAGTTCTCTTCTCCCATTTTTGCATGTCCATGGTTAAAAGTACAGTCTTGACTAAACTTTCCTAACGCAGAAAAACATCTCTGGTGAAGTCAGTATAGACTAGATTGTGACCAATAATCAAAGATAGCAATAGGTCGAAGTTTCATTTCTGGATCTCGAACTAAAGCAATTTTACGTAAATACTCATCCTTCTTTATTGATTTATCAATATAGTCAGATGGATATCTTATGTACTTATTGTTTATTTCTTGATCAGGAACACTATTCATTATTAACCTACAATTATTCATCGATTGTCGAAGCTTTGGACCTCCCAAGGTGGCTATATTTTCATATAGTTCATCTGAAAGGATCTTAATTTCTCCAATTGAAGAACAAGTTGCAGGACCAAGAGGTCCAGACTTAATAGAGTAATGAAAGTCTACAAATTCATGATTAAGGTCAGTATAAAAATGCTTCTTATAAATATTAGCCAGCACTAATCCCGAAGTACTTGGGTTAGTGGTTGGATAATCA